CGAAGAAGCAGTCTCGCGTGAAAGCCGCTCTGGAGCTGGCTGAGCAGCGTGAAAAGCCAACCTGGCTGGAAGTTGATGCTGGCAAGATGAAGGTACGTTTAAGCGTAAGCCGGAGCGTTCTGATCTGTCTGCGGACATTAACGAACACCTGATCGTCGAGCCCGGCGAACGGTAAAAGTATCACTCCCGATGATGTGCGTCCGATGCTTGAGCAGATGGTGAAGGAGGCGGTAAGCCATATTCCTGTTCCGCGCGACGGTCGTGACTATGATCCAGATGTTCTGCAGAAGGCGGTGAATGATGCGGTCGCAAATATTCCGCAGCCGGCAGACGGTAAAAGTATCACCCCGGATGATGTGCGTCCGATGCTTGAACAGATGGTGAAGGAGGCGGTAAGCCATATTCCTGTTCCGCGTGATGGTCGTGACTATGATCCCGATGTTCTGCAGAAGGCTGTTCTGGATGCGGTGAGTGCCCTGCCGGCTCCGCAGGATGGGCGTGATGCCACTGCACTGGAAATACTCCCTGCCATTGACGATCAAAAATCCTTTCCCCGGGGCACGTATGCCACACACCAGGGCGGACTCTGGCGGGCGTATGAAAAAACGCACGGGATGCGGGGATGGGAATGCCTGGTTGACGGGGTGGCGGATATTGACGTCAGCATGACGGGTGAACGGTTGTTCTCTGTGGTGGTCCGGCAGAGCAGTGGCCAGCGTACGGAAAAAACATTTTCCCTGCCGGTGATGCTCTACCGCGGTGTGTTCAGAGCCGGTGAAACCTACCACCCCGGCGATACGGTGACGTGGGGGGGGCTCGCTGTGGCACTGCAACAGTATGACCGGTGATAAACCCGGAGAAGCTCATTCATCAGGCTGGACCCTGGCTGCAAAACGTGGGCGGGATGCAGGAGGCGGAAAATGACGGCATTACTGACGCTGGAAGAGATCAAGGCACATCTGCGTGTCGACCATGACGCGGATGATGACATGCTGATGGACAAGGTTCGTCAGGCTACCGCCGTGCTGCTGGCCTACATTCAGGGCAGCCGGGATAAGGTGATTCGTGAGGACGGTGAACTGATCCCGGGCGAGGCATTAACCCGGATGAAGGGGGCTGCCATGCGACTGACCGGGATGCTGTACCGGAATCCGGATCTTGCGGAGCGGGAAGAACTGCTTCAGGGGGAGCTGCCGTTTTCTGTTTCCGTGCTGATTTACGATTTGCGTTGTCCGACGGTGTTATGAGGAGGGGGAATGGCAATATCTGCAGGTCGTCTGACACAGATGATAAGTGTTCTGAACCCGGTGTTAACCCGTAATGCTGCCGGAGAAATGACGGAAGAATGGGTGTCATGCGGGAAAATTCATGCGGATATCCGTGGCAGGAGCAGCCGGGAGCGGATGCAGTCCGGTGCGGAAATGGCGCAGGCGGAAATCCGCATCTGGGTGCGCGGTCAGTCCGGTCGGGAAATCACGGCAGCGTCACGACTTCATGTGCTGAGTGGTCCATGGCGTGACCGGATCCTGAACGTTGTCGGGCTGCCCGTGCCGGATGCGACCGGCGGGCGTCTGGAAATTCTCTGTCGGCTGGGAGGGGAAAAATGATCGAAACCCTGCTGGATTTTTCGGGGCTGGAGGACATCAGCCGCGATTTGCAGCTTCTGAGTGGTGCGGAAAATAACCGGGTGCTGCGTGAGGCAACCCGTGCGGGTGCGAATGTGCTGAAAGAAGAAGTGGTGTCACGGGCACCGGTGCGCAGGGGAAAACTGCGCCGCAATGTGGTGGTCCTTTCCCGGCGCTCCCGCGATGGCGGTATGGAATCCGGTGTCCATATCCGTGGTGTTAATCCGGACACCGGTAACAGCGATAACACCATGAAGGCGGATAACCCGCGCAATGCTTTCTACTGGCGGTTTGTGGAAATGGGGACCGTGAATATGCCACCGCACCCGTTTGTACGCCCGGCGTTTGATGTGCGCAGTGAACAGGCAGCGCAGGTGGCGATTGCGCGGATGAACCGGGCCATTGATGAGGTACTGAGACGATGACGGAGGCGGATTTGTATCCTCATCTGGCGCATCTTGCCGGCGGGCAGGTGTACCCGTATGTGGTCCCCCTGCTGGATGGCAGGCCGTCGGTGGCGCTTCCGTGGGTGGTTTTCAGCCTGATTTCATCGGTGTCAGCGGACGTGATGGGCGGGCAGGCGGAGTCCTCAGTGTCGGTGCAGATAGACGTTTATGCCGGGACTGTGACGCAGGCGCGTCAGATACGTCAGGACGCCCGTGAAGCCATAATGCTGCTGGCCCCGGGATCCGTCAGTGAAATGCAGGACTATATTCCGGAAAACCGCTGTTACCGTGCAACCCTGGAGTTTCAGGTCACGGTGTGACTTTTTCTTTTTTCTACAAAACCCATACCCCGCCGCGTGCGGGTTTTTTATTATCAGGAGGCAGAATGTCTGCTTTGTATGAACGCTCACAGCTGACGCAGGTGATGATTTCATCTGCCCCGGCGACTGCTGAAACTATGGATAAGGCGGAATATCTGCGCCTGGACTGCACCATCAAGGAAGTCCAGTTCACCGCCGGTCAGAAACAGGATATTGATGTGACCACGCTCTGCTCCACAGAGCAGGAGAACATCAATGGTCTGGGGGCGTCGTCCGAGATTTCCATGTCGGGTAATTTTTATCTGAATCAGGCCCAGAACGCCCTGCGTGATGCTTATGACAATGACGCGTTGTATGCGTTTAAGGTGCTGTTTCCGTCCGGTAAGGGCTTTAAATTCCTGGCGGAAGTGCGCCAGCACACCTGGTCATCCGGTACCAACGGCGTGGTGGCTGCAACGTTCTCACTGCGTCTGAAAGGCAAACCGGTGTCCTTTGTGGTACCGCTGGCGTTTGTGAAAAATCTGGATAAGACACTTACCGTGAATACCGGTGTGCTGCTGACACTGTCAGTCAGTGCCAACGGGGGAACGCCGCCGTATAAATACGCCTGGAAGAAGGATGGTCAGCCGGTTGACGGGCAGACGACAGACACCTTCAGTAAGCCCGGTGCGCAGTCCGCTGATGCGGGGAAATATACCTGCGTGGTGACCGATTCGGCAGAGAAAGCACAGAGTGTGACGTCTGTTGAATGCACCGTGACAGTGAGCGCAGCCGCCGGATAAGGGGATGGGGCATCATGAAAAAGGATCTGAAAACGCTGGCGCTGGCCAGACTGTCAGGGTTTCGTCATAAAACGGTGAAGGTGCCGGAATGGGGTAATGTCAGCGTGGTGCTGCGGGAGCCTTCGGCAGAGGCCTGGTATCTGTGGCAGGACGTGCTCAATGGTGATGGAGAGGATGACGATACCCTGTCGGTGGTGGCGAAAACCCGCCGTAACCTGGAAGCGGATGTGACGCTGTTCTGCGATGTCCTGTGTGATACGGACCTGCAGCGGGTGTTCACTCCGGACGACCGTGAGCAGGTGCTGGCCGTCTATGGTCCGGTACATGCCCGGTTGCTGCGTCAGGCACTGGAACTGATCGCTGATGCAGAGTCGGCCAGAAAAAAGTAGCCCGCCCGGAAATTCGCTTTCTGATGCGACTTGCGCTCCGTCTGGGGCGCACCTTATCCGAACTGCGGCACAGCCTGAGTGCGAGCGAGGCGATGATGTGGATGGAGTTCGACAGGATATCCCCGCTGGGTGATGAGCGCGGGGATATCCGTAATGCACAGATCGTGAAAGCGGTTTTCGGGGCACAGGGGATGAATGTTGCACTGAAGGACGCCATGCTCTGCTGGGGCGAGGATGAGGATAAGCCGGAGGTGGATCCGTTTGCGGCGCTGGAAGACGCGCTGAGCTTTGCAGCACAGTCATGAATGATGAGAACCGCTGAGGCGGTTTTTTTACGCCCGGAGAAAGGTGAATGGCGACGTTACGTGAACTGATTATCAAAATTTCGGCAAATTCACAGTCATTCCAGTCGGAGATCCAGCGGGCGTCCCGTATGGGCAGTGAATATTACCGGACCCTGCAGAATGGCGGACGTCAGGCTGCTGCGGCAGCCAGGGAGCAGCGCCGGGCTCTGGCTGAGCTGAACAGCCAGTTGATGGAAATCCGCGCTTCGGCTGTCGGAATGACCGGTGCGGTTGCCGGTGCCTTTGCCACCGGACACCTGATTTCGCTGGCGGATGAATGGAGCTCCGTGAACGCCCGTCTGAAACAGGCGTCGCAGTCATCGGATGAATTTGCGTCATCACAGAAAGTACTGATGGATATCAGCCAGCGGACAGGCACCGCATTTTCGGATAATGCGGCCCTGTTTGCCCGTTCGGCTGCCTCGATGCGTGAATATGGTTACAGTGCTGATGATGTGCTGAAGGTGACAGAGGCCATTTCGACAGGGCTGAAAATTTCCGGTGCCAGTACGGCAGAGGCGGGGTCGGTGATCACCCAGTTCAGCCAGGCGCTGGCACAGGGTGTGTTACGCGGTGAGGAATTTAATTCGGTCAATGAAAGTGGGGACCGGATCATTCGCGCACTGGCTGCAGGCATGGGCGTGGCCCGTAAAGATCTGAAGGCGATGGCGGACGATGGTCAACTGACGGCGGATAAAGTCGTTCCCGCGTTAATCAGCCAGCTGGGGATATTGCGTGATGAATATGCAGCCATGCCGGAAACGGTGGCTGACGGGATCACGAAGGTGGAAAACGCCTTTATGGCCTGGGTGGGTGGCGCGAATGAGGCCAGCGGAGCGACGAAAACGCTCTCCGGCGTGCTGAACGGTGTGGCCGGAAATATCGATACCGTGGCAACAGCTGCGGGTGTGCTGGTTGCTGTCGGGGTGGCCCGGTACTTTGGCAATATGGCATCCGGTGTGGGAAAGGCCACGACAGAACTGCTTGCTGCGAAGTCTGGCACTGTTGCCCTGGCAGCGGCGCAGGCAGATGCTGCGGTTCAGGTGCAACGTAAGGCGGCGGCTGACGCTCTGGCGGCAGAACGTGCCTGGCAACTGGCACAGGCAGAACTCGCCGTGGCCAGAAATACCAGTGCGGAGGCGCTGGTCACACAGAATGCCGTCGCAAAACGTCGGGCCATGATTGTGGCCAATGCTGCACTGGTGCAGTCGAATCATGCAGTGGCGGCCTCGGGGAAGGCGCTGGAGAATGCCACGTCGGTTACGGGAATGCTGAAAAGTGGCGCTGCATCCCTGCTTTCTCTGGTCGGCGGGATACCCGGTTTACTGATGCTTGGGGCCGGTGCCTGGTACACGGTGTACCAGCGTCAGGAACAGGCCAGGGAGTCCGCGCGCCAGTATGCATCGACGATTGATGAAATCCGGGCAAAGCTGCCAGGAATGACCCTTCCGGAACTGGCTGATAATGAGGGTAAAACCCGCGAAGCACTGGAAGAGCAGAATCGTCTGATTGCTGAGCAGGAAAGTAAAGTCCGGGGACTGAAAACACAGATTGCTGACTATCAGCGCTGGCTGCAGGAAAATCCACAGGGTGGTTCAGGTGCGGAGATTATAACCCACGGCCTTGCTGAGGCAACCGGCAGGCTGGCGGTTGAACAGTCACGACTGACACAGATGCAGGAAAGGGCGAGGTCTGTACAGGAAACGCTGGCGTCACTGGAGTACAACCGTGTAGCGAGGATACGTGAGGAGGCGGCAGAGCAGAACAGGGCATACCAGGCATTACTGCAGATGAATGTTCAGCATACGGAATTCAACCGCCTGCTGGGGCTGGGTAATGAACTGCTGCAACAGCGTCAGGGACTGGCGAGTGTACCGCTGCGACTGCCACAGGCCACTCTGGATGATAAACAGCAGGCGCCCTGAATAACACAGAGCGTCAACTTGCCCTGTCCCGGCTGAAAGGGGAAGAAAAAGAGCGTGCCCGGCTGGGGTATGCGGCGGATGACCTTGGTCTGGTGGGGGATACGTATCAGGAGGCGAGGCAGCGTTACATCCGTAATTCGATGGAAGCCTGGCGCAATAATGAGGCGAATAAACCCAAATCCCGGGCCGGAAAATCAGGGGCGGAAAAAGCGGAAGACAGTTTTTCCCGTCTGCTGAAGCAGCAGAAGGAACAACTGGCACTGGCCGGGAAGAATACAGAACTGGCGAAGCTGAAGTACCAGACCTCGCAGGGCGAGCTGAAAACCCTGACGGAGATTCAGAAGCAGGAGCTGCTGCGCAATGCTGCCCTGATTGACCAGAAGAAAATCCGGGAGCAGTTACGGGCCCGGGAGGAGACCCTGAAAAATGATAATGCAGACGCAAGGGCATCAAATGACGCAGAGCTGCTGGGATACGGGCAGGGTGAGCGGATCCGAGAACGGATGCGGGAGCTGCAGCAGATTCGTGACGGCTACCGCCAGAAGGATGCGGACCTGCAGTCTCAGTATCAGACAGGGGATATCAGTGAGGATTTTTACAGACAGGCGCTGGCGCAGAATGCGCAGTATCTGAGAGAGCGTCTGAAAGACCAGGAGGCTTTTTATGCCGAATCGGATGCGCAGCGTGCTGACTGGCAGAAAGGGCTGCAGGAAGGGCTAAGTAACTGGGTGGACAGCGCATCAGATTACGCTTCACAGGCAGCACAGCTTGCGACAGACGGTATCTCAGGGATGGTAAATAACATCACGGATATGCTGAACGGAAATAAAGTGGAATGGCGCAGCTGGGCAGCATCAATCCTGCAGGAAATATCAAAAGTCCTTATGAATGCGGCCATTGTCAACGGCATTAAGATGGCGGCAAACAGTATGTCCGGTGCAGGAGGATTTTTCGGCAGTATAGGCAACTGGCTGGGTGGCGCGGTGGCAAATGCAAAAGGCGGCGTTTATACCTCGGCAAACCTGAGTGCATACAGTAACAGTATTGTGGACACGCCCACGTACTTTGCCTTTGCAAAAGGGGCAGGGCTGATGGGGGAGGCCGGACCTGAAGCCATAATGCCCCTGACCCGGGCAGCGGATGGTTCACTCGGCGTGCGTGCGGTGGGCAGTATGAACGGCAGTGCGGGTCTGGTGTATTCTCCGGTGTACCACATCGCCATTCAGAATGACGGCGCTAACGGGCAGATAGGGCCGGAAGCGGCGGGCACCCTTGTGCAACTGATTGACCAGCGGGTACAGGCGGTGATGTTATCCATGCGTCGTGACGGAGGAATGCTGAGTGGATGAGATTAAGACCCTTCACTGGTGTCCCCGGGAAGGGATGCAGGTGACGGAGAAACCGTCGGTGGTGACGGTGAAGTTTGGCGACGGTTATCAGCAGCGTCGTCCGGCAGGACTGAATGCGCAACTGAAGACCTTTCAGGTGGTTTTTCGGGTGACAACGGATGCTGAGCGGGAGGCACTGTCCGCGTTTCTGTCATGGCATGGTGGTTACCGGGCTTTTTTGTGGAAGCCCCCGAAACATAACCGGACGGTCAGGGTGGTGTGCCGGGAGTGGAGTATTACGGATAACGCCCGGTACAGTGATTTCAGTTGCACGATAGAGCAGGTGGTGAACTGATGCAGGATATTCACGAAGAAAGCCTGAACGAGTCGGTTAAGTCAGAGCAGTCACCGCGGGTGGTGCTCTGGGAAATCGACCTGACGGTGCAGGGCGGTGAGCGGTATTTTTTCTGCAATGAGCTGAATGAAAAAGGGGAGCCGGTGACCTGGCAGGGGCGTGAATATCAGGCGTACCCGATTGAGGGGAGTGGCTTTGAGATGAACGGAAAGGGCAGCAGTGCCCGCCCGTCGCTGACGGTGTCCAATCTTTTCGGCTTTGTCACCGGGATGGCGGAGGATTTGCAGAGCCTGGTGGGGGCCACGGTGGTCCGCCGCCGGGTGTATGCGCGTTTTCTGGATGCGGTGAACTTTGTGGCAGGCAATCCTGAGGCCGACCCGGAGCAGGAGCTGACGGACCGGTGGGTGGTGGAGCAGATGTCAGCGCTGACGGCCATGACGGCCTCGTTTGTGCTGGCGACACCGACGGAGACGGACGGTGCGCTGTTTCCCGGTCGCATCATGCTGGCGAACACCTGTATGTGGGATTACCGGGGCGATGAATGCGGGTATAACGGTCCGGCAGTGGCGGATGAGTTCGACAACCCCACCACGGATATCCGGAATGACAGATGCAGTAAATGCATGCGCGGGTGTGAGATGCGCGGCATGGTGGCTAATTTCGGCGGTTTCCTTTCCATTAATAAACTTTCGCAGTAAATCCCGTTTTATGACACAGACTGAATCAGCGATTCTGGCGCATGCCCGGCGGTGTGCGCCAGCGGAGTCGTGCGGCTTCGTGATAAGCACCCCGGAGGGGGAGCGGTACCAGCCCTGCGTGAATATCTCCGCAGAGCCGGAGGCGTATTTTCGTATTGCGCCGGAGGACTGGCTGCAGGCACAGATGCAGGGGGAGATTGTGGCGCTGGTCCACAGTCATCCCGGTGGTCTGCCCTGGCTGAGCGAGGCGGACCGGCGGCTGCAGATAAAGAGTGCCCTGCCCTGGTGGCTGGTCTGTCGGGGTGAAATTCACCGGTTCCGCTGTGTGCCGCACCTGACCGGACGGCGCTTTGAACACGGTGTGACGGACTGTTACACCCTGTTCCGGGATGCATACCATCTGGCGGGGATAACGCTGCCGGATTTTGTGCGTGAGGATGACTGGTGGCGCAACGGCCAGAACCTGTACCTGGACAACCTGGCGGACAATGGATTTTACCGGGTGTCTCCGTCCTGTGCACAGGCAGGCGATATCCTGCTGTGCTGCTTTGGCGCATCGGTGCCGAATCATGCCGCCATTTACTGTGGCAACGGTGAACTGCTTCACCATATACCTGAACAACTGAGTAAACGGGAGAGGTATTCTGAAAAATGGCAACGACGAACGCATTCTGTCTGGCGTCACCGCCACTGGTCCACATCTGCCTTCACGGGGATTTACAACGATTTGGTCGCCGCATCAGTCTGTATGTGAACACGGCAGCGGAGGCCATCCGTGCCCTGTCGCAGCAGGTGCCGGGATTCCGCTGTCAGATGAACGAAGGCTGGTACCAGATACGTATTGCCGGTGAGGATACCGCGCCGGACCAGATATCGCCCCGACTGCATGAGCCACTGAACCCGGGGGATGTCATTCATCTGGTTCCCCGGGCAGAAGGTGCCAAAAGTGGCGGAGTGTTTCAGGCCGTGCTTGGCGTTGCGCTGGTTGCGGCAGCTATCTGGATGCCGGGTATCGGTATTGCAGCCAGCAACATCATGTTTTCCATGGGCTCTGCAATGGCACTGGGTGGTGTGGCCCAGATGCTGGCCCCGAAGGCAAAGACGCCGGAGTACAAAAGCACGGATAACGGCAGACAGAACACGTATTTTTCGTCACTGGACAACATGATTGCTCAGGGGAATCCGGTGCCGGTGCCTTACGGTGAAATGCTGGTTGGTTCACGACGGATATCCCAGGACATCAGCACCCGTGATGAGGGCGGTGACGGGAAAGTGGTGGTTATCGGGCGGGGATGAAAATAAAAAAAAATCCCGCAGTGCTCTGTAGCTGCGGGAAGAGATACGAAGATTAACTTTAAGGAATTTTTCATTATTCTGGCAGATGAACTGTAACGCAGCGTGATTATGAGCACTACAGTCAGTGTGCGGAAATGTGAATAAACTCAGAATTTTTATTCACGGGAAGGGAGGGGCCGGATATCGGTGGCAGAGGACAGAAGGCATCATGCCGGGTTCAGGGGATAAAAAAAATCCCGCAGTACTCCGTGCTGCGGGAAGAGAACGATGTTGACTAACCTGTTGGCGTTTTATTTTTATTGACCCGAAGAAACTGTAACCTGCCGGAATGCACTCTGCCACGGAGAATGACGGAAAATGTGAAGAAAATCAGAGTTTTTATTTATCCCGTACATTCGTCTCTGGCGACAGAGTGGCGTCAGTAATGTCCGTGATACTGAGGGGGGAATTAAAAAATCTCCCGTAATACACCTGGATATTGACGGGAGAAACGAATAGTCACCTTAAGGAGTAGTTTTGATTATTGCCTGTAATCAGCGGGCGAATTGTAACGTATGGTGATTATGAGTGCCACAGGTAATTTGCAGAAATGTGAATAAATTCAGAATTTTTATTCACAGGAAGGGGCTGCGGGATATCGGTGGCAGAGGACAGAAAATATCAGGCCGGGTTTAAGGGATAAAAAAATCCCGCAGAGTCAGCGGAGCTGCGGGAGAGAACGATGAAGATTAACGTTATGGAGTTATTTTTCAGGCATCAAAAAAGTAACGCAGCGTCATTATTGCGGCTACAGGCAATTTGCAGAAATGTGAAGAATTTCAGAAATTTTATTCCGTCATGACACAGGCACCTCCGGGGTGCCTGTTGTTTTTGGGCATAAACAGATTCAGACATCAGACATCAGACATCAGACAGGAGAGGGGGACAGAGTGGGTAAAGGGGGCGGCAAGGGGCACACACCGCGTGAGGCGAAGGACAATCTCAAATCCACGCAGATGATGAGCGTGATTGATGCCATTGGTGAGGGACCGGTGGAAGGCCCGGTGAAGGGACTGCAGAGTATTCTGGTGAACAAAACCCCGCTGACGGACACGGACGGTAATCCCGTGATACACGGTGTGACCGCCGTCTGGCGTGCCGGGGAGCAGGAGCAGACACCGCCGGAAGGCTTTGAGTCCTCCGGGGCAGAAACCGCACTGGGCGTGGAGGTGTCGAAGGCAAAGCCGGTGACGCGCACCATCACGTCAGCGAACATTGACCGTCTGCGGGTCACCTTCGGGGTGCAGTCACTGGTGGAGACCACCTCAAAGGGTGACCGTAATCCCTCTTCTGTCCGCCTGCTGATTCAGCTTGAGCGTAACGGTAACTGGGTGACGGAGAAGGATGTCACCATTAACGGCAAGACCACCTCGCAGTACCTGACGTCGGTGATTCTGAATAATCTCCCTGAGCGCCCCTTTAACATCCGGATGGTCAGGGAGACGGCGGACAGCACCACGGACCAGCTGCAGAACAGAACGCTGTGGTCGTCATACACCGAAATCATCGATGTGAAACAGTGCTACCCGAACACGGCCATTGTGGGGCTGCAGGTGGATGCGGAGCAGTTCGGTGGCCAGCAGCTGACGGTGAACTACCATATCCGTGGTCGCATCATTCAGGTGCCGTCAAACTATGACCCGGAAAAACGCACCTACAGCGGTATCTGGGACGGCAGCCTGAAACCGGCATACAGCAATAACCCGGCCTGGTGCCTGTGGGACATGCTGACCCACCCGCGCTACGGGATGGGAAAACGCCTGGGGGCCGCGGATGTGGACAAGTGGGCACTGTATGCCATCGGGCAGTACTGCGACCAGACGGTCCCGGATGGTTTCGGGGGCACAGAGCCGCGGATGACCTTTAATGCGTACCTGTCACAGCAGCGTAAGGTGTGGGATGTCCTGGGGGATTTCTGCTCGGCGATGCGCTGTATGCCGGTATGGAACGGTCAGACGCTGACGTTCGTTCAGGACCGTCCGTCGGATGTGGTGTGGCCGTACACGAAC